GTGAGTCCCACATCAGGGCCCACAGCTACTTTATTCCCTTGAAATGGTGATAAAACAAAACCATTGCTCGCGACATCAATATGTCCATCAACTCCATAACTTTGACGATTAATTCGCGTGATCAAATTCTCATCCAAAGGCTTACTAAAACCTAAAGATCTAGCGGAACGGGCAGCAAAGTCAGCGAACCAATCGACTGTACCACCTATAGTGGACATTCCAGGTATACGCGCTATTGCTTTTCCACTACGAGAAACTGAAGATAAAGCATCAGAAACAACGTGAAGCTGCTCACCCTCATCAGTAATCTGGGAATTAATAATCTTCCTATTTCGCCCATTATCTGACACGGCGCTATCAGCTCTAATACCTGATTGCAAAGTAATAGCAGCCAAATCAAAAGGAATAGCACCAATTGTCTCTATGTCCTCCAAATGTGCATAAATCGTGTAACGAGGCTGGCTCTGGCCAGAAGCTACAGCTGATCCAGTCAAATTTGTTAAACTTACAATCCCGTAATCCACACTCTGGTCCCCAATAATAGAATCAATAGGAATGTACTCTTTTGCAGAAACATAAGGGACCTTCAACTGCATCATAGTAGAACTTGCCAAATTCATTCGAACATGGGGTAAATTAACAACAAATGGGTAAAATTTATGTCTGGCTCCATTTGATGTCAAAGATCCTAAACCATACTGAAAAGCCAAAGCCAAAATGCCTTGATTAAAGGCACTAGAAGTAACGGAAACTGTGAATACAAGTGTGGCTCGAATCCCAACTGCTCCCCGCAAACGATACCACGTAGAATTCGTTGGATCCAAAAGACTCCTAAAGGAATCTGTATTTGAAAAAGCATACGAGTATAATGCGCCGGGGGCCGAAGCTAAATCTCCGGCTGAAATCAAAACTGGTCTAGCCAAATAATGTTTCAAATCCATAACATCATTGCCAGGCTGCAAAGTATACAAACTAGTATCACCCCGTCCCGTGGAACAGGTTGCAGCCTCATTACCAAAATCAACTAATCCAACAATCTCGGTCACTGGTGTCTTAACAATACCCTCTATCACTGAACATTCTGTTATATTATTAATTGTGTCTGTAAGCTATTTTCTGTGAGGCAACTAGCTCAAAGTATACCTCCCGAGTGTCCTCCTCTCATTTAACGTCTGAGTAGTCGACGTGTTTCACACCACACCGGGAAACTATTTATGTACGTGGTGTTTAAAACCAAACATCAAATCTGGTTTTCACATGCTGACGTGCAGCCGCACGTGTGCTGAGTTTTATGTCAACACTGTTTCAGTACCCCATTCCAGCAATAATGGAACATACTGTTGCCATACCTCCACTGGATGGAGCGCCATTTCACATAGACAATGTTCTATGCGTGTCTCCAAATCCAACTTCGGGTCGCGGTTATTCTTGTACCAATATGGCTCATACAAGAAACTCTCTTTCGCTAATGGTGCAACCCAACCAACATTAACACGGTTGGAAATCAAGCCAGATTCATCATCATCCCTCACAAAAGAACGCTTGAGAAAAGTTACATCCTCAATGCTCTTGTAAGGAATTAATTGTCCCGACTTATCACCAGCTGTGTAATCCAAGTCAAAAAGCTTTTTCATGTCCCGCGCAACTGTGACCTGATTAAACGCAATGGACATCTCGTCATCAACACCATTCACATTGTCATCGCCAAAAGTTACAAACCTCACATGATCCCACATAGCATATGTATCTTGTGTGGCATGCACATAGCACCCGGTAAGCGTGATCAATGAATACATGGAATTAACCACAGTCGTTAATGGGTGACCACTCGGTAACGACTTGTTCCACTGAATGATATACTCCAACTGCGTACCCAAGCCGGATATATGCCTGGAATGAACCAGATCAAGCCATAAAATCTCCCTGACGCTATCATCAAGCATTGTATGATTCACATTATTATGCGCATACCATCTGTTGATGTACTTCAATATCGCATTGTGCACCCATGGCATCTCTGTCGCATCAAAACGACTAAAGTCTCCATCAAAGACCTTGTCGAATTTAAGAAACTCAGGAATTTTAAACCACTCCCTGTAATGATTCACACCAGGAGCCATACCATTGACCACGTTCGTATCAAACATGGCAGCCATAAAAGCACCAAAATACATACGAACAGCAATCGTATAATCGAAAGGAGTACCGGATATGACCCGTGTTGCTACCGCTTCAACCTTATGGAGTGGCCTCAACTCATCCTTTAGAAAATCAGTGCAAAGATGAAGCATAC